GACACCTCAAACATAATTTTTTGAAAATTTTGGGGGGTTAAAACCGAAAAGTATTTATATAAGTATACATTTGTGCATTTATGGAAAGAAAAACTGTCACTTTGTTCTTTGACCCCAAGTTGTATAAGCGATTTAAATTATTCTGTTTAGAAAATGACACTGTGGTTTCAAGAGAACTTGAAAATTTTATGAAATTACAAATTAATCAAAAACTTATCTTTAAAGAACAACAAGAAGATTTCATAAGAGAGTACATGAAAAAAAGAGCAAAAGACAAAAACAAAAAAAATATTTCGGAAAATTTTTTCAAGGAAAAAAAAATAAAGAGGGAGTTAAAAAAATGGCAAGAATTGGATTGACTGGATATATTGAACGGAAGACTGTTGGGAGATCAGGCGCAAATGATGTGCGGGAGAATTGGCGGAACTGGTGGTTAATTAAAGGTAAAGGCGTTAAGCTGGGAACAATCAGCCTTCCCCAAAAATATTTAGGTAAACGGATTAGGTTTAAGATTGAGGTGATTGGAGAGTGAAAGATACAATCGATGCAATATTAAAACAATTGAAGAAAGATTTTCCAGATTACACTTTTATTGTTTATAATAATAAGGAAGTAAAAAGGCAACAATTTCCACCGCAAACGGTGAAATGGAGTTTGCAATGAAAACTTGTGATGTTTGTAAGATTAAAGTTAAGAATGTGGAAGTGGGACGGGGTGAATGTCCAAACTGTTTTGAGGGGTTATTAATATGAAATGGATAAAATATTTGGCAGCAAAATGGTTGCTTAGTAGATTTAAGATGAAACCAGGTGAGTGTGGAGATTTGGACGCAGCAAGGTGGAACCACTTGAAAGCTATTGTTGCCACAAAAGGAATGGTTAAATGGGACTGGAACAAAGTTAGAAAAATTGCAGTTATTAAATGTTCACGTTGTTTATTAATTCTGGGTAAGGCAGAAGAATATCCAGAGAGTATGCGGGGACGTGGAGATTGGACATGTTTGAAATGTATAGGTATACAACTTGGCAAAGAAGAAAAAGTTAAAAAGCGAACTGGTACAAGGAAAAGGAAAACTTCCAGCAGAAAACCAAAAAGAGTTCGGAAGAATAGTTGAAGCGATAATTGCTCAATGGGGACTTGAACGGCCAGTTGACATTATGATTGCCAACAGGATGGTTTCTACTTGGATGAAGTTGCGAGTAGCTGAAGGTGCGTTGGAGAAGTATGGGTTACACTTTGAAGATTTGGACGATGAGGGTAAAGTTACAAGGGTGAGGATAAACGAGTTTGCCTATTACCTTAAACAGCTGGAAGCAGACTTTCGTTCCTATTATAGATTGTTGAATACAAGTAATAAGAAAGATGATGTTACTCCCATGAATTTCATGGATATGTTGGATAAAGATAAATAACTAAATCGCTTCGGTTGGTAAACTGGTGTGAAGATGGCTTAAGACATTGAAATAATGCAGACGGGCAAAACAGAATGAAAACAATAATTGGAATAATGTTGGTATTGCTGTTAATTGTATCGGGATGTGAGATACACACGGCCAAGACTCAAGAAGAAACAGAAGTATTAATTAAAAACTTGTTTAATTCAGTGGGAGATTATTATGAAGCCCCAACAAGAGTTAAATGTTTAGAAGCAGAAGCAAGCTGGGGAAATACGATGCTTAGCTTTTGTGAGGATGGCAACGAATACTTAAACGTTCCGATTAAAAAAGCGCACAAATGAAGTAAATGATGAAGGGAATGCGAAAGGAGAAAAATACTTTAGGAATCACTTGTCCTTTAAGGTTTTTTATCATAACTCCTCGCAAGATTTCCTTCATATAATCTAAATTAAATGAACAATGAAATGTAAATGTAATGATTGTGAAATTGAATTTAAATATGATTATAAGATTAGTATATGTGATGATTGTTTAAAGGAACACAAATCTTCGCAAAAATAAACAAAAATGATAACTAAATCGCTTCGGTTGGAAATAAGATTAAGTCATGCTTAACCAATTCGTTGCGAGGTTATAATATGTATTTAAGATGTAGGAAAAGGAGACCGAAAAATGGATTTGGTTGGCTGGGCGAAAATATGATATTTGATGAAAATGCCTTTTGGTTAGAAGAACAGGTACTGTTTTACAAAGAGTTCCCTCAGTTTAAACCCAAAGGTAAAAATAGTTTAAATTATTGGATTGAGTATGTCAAAGAAGAAAAAAAGTAAGATAGATATGGAACGGGTGAAGAAATGTCCCGTTTACTTTATAGAAAACGTCATTTATCACGGAACTGGTTGGAAGTTAACTGATTTCCAAAAAGAATGGTTGGAATTGATTGAAAAACATCACCGGGTTTGTTTTATGGCGTTTCGGAGTAGTGGTAAGACTCGGCAGCTATTTGTCCATTATTTTCTTTGGAAGGCGTTAACTAACAAGGCCCACCAATACCTTATCATTTCTAAGACACTTCCACAAGCAATAGAGGTTCTTAAAGATATTAGGATTACCATATTAACTAATCCTCTTTTAAAAACGATGGTTCCTTCCAACCGATCACAATCTTGGTCACGGACAGAGTTGGAGTTTGCTAACCATTCCCGGATACTTTCTAAGGCATACAACGATAACGTAAGAGGATTGCATGTAAATGGACTTGGGTGTGACGAGTTGGGGGAGTACCAAGACCACGAAATCCTTAAGAAAGCGGTTTTACCAACAATTAGAGCAAAACGGGGTTTTTTCGTTGGGGTTGGTACTCCAAAGAGTGAATTAGACCTTTTACACGAAATTGAACGTGACCCGGGGTTCAAATCCATTTATTTTGACCGTTATCCAGCAGAAGGGCCAAAAGGCAACCTTTTTGAAATAAGGTACCCAGATACGAAGATAATTCATGGCCCAGGAGCAGTAACAATTGCGGACAAAGAGACAAGTAAGACACTTGAGACATACAATAACCTAACTTGGTCACAGGAGTTTCTGCTTAAACCAGTTAGCAGTAAAGATAAATTATTTCCTTCCTCAATGATTGAAGCTTGCCTTGATGATTCTTGCTCTTTCCAAGAAAGCCCAAAAGTTCTTCACCAATATTTTATGGGAATTGATTTTGCAATGTCTGCCCAAGCAGGAAGTGACTTCACAGTCATTACTATTCTTGAAAAGAACCCAGGCAGTAAATTACTTAAGATTGTTTACATTGAAAGGTTTAGAGGGCGAGATTACACGCTTCAAAAGGAAAGAATCATTGAATTGGCCAAAAAGTATGACATTGTTAAGGCATTAGGTGACGAAAACACGTTTGGGAAGGTTTTTATCTATGATTTGAAGCGAGAAGGCATCCCAATTGATGGATTTAAGTTTTCTTCTTCAAATAAGAGTAAAGAAGACATAATTAAGGCATTACGTGACCAATTTGAGAAAAAAGGGTTTATTATCCCTTATGAAAGGGGGAGAGACCCGAAAACTGTTACGATGGTTAACACGTTGCTTGATGAACTGAGCAAGTTTGGAATAGTGTTTGATATGCGAACAAAAGTTGTGAAGTTTGAAGGGACAGGCAAACATGATGATATGGTTATTTCTTTAGGCCTGGCCAATTACATTGCACGGCACGTAACGATGGGCATCTTCTCAGCGGTGAAAGGTAGCAATAAGTCCCAAATTAATCCTTTCGCGGTGGCGAAAACAAATTAGTTTAAATATAAGTTATTCTATGGATACTATATAATGGCTCTTTTAGATAGATTTAGAAATAAAATTCAAGAGGGTGGAAAAGCCCTTGTTAAGCTTTCGTCCCGTTCTTCTTTTGGTTTAACAGCAGATGAAGGTGATGAAGGGAGAGAGAAAAGGTACAAAATTTACAAAGATGCTTATGAGAGAGTACCTTTAGTAACAGCAATCATTGATGTTCAAGCAGACCAGACAGCTCAAGAGTTCTTTTTTGAGGGTCCTAATTCTGAAAAGCTTGAAGATTGGGCAGATAAGGTCAATTTAATGCAATTCTTTCACCGTGTGACCAAATCAATGTTACTTTATGGAAATGCTTTCGTAGAGATTATTAAAAATAGTGAAATTGAAGAGATGAAAATCCTTGATCCAGTATGGATTGATGTTTATAGGAAGAAAACAGGAGAAGTTACTGGTTATTCGCAAATTATGGGAGATAAACACTTAGTTCTTTGGGGAACTACAGGAGATAGTAGAAAAGATGAAAAATTTGAGAAAAAAATATCAAAATTTGATTCAATCGTTCATTTTAAGCATAATGTTATTGGAAGTAAGAAATATGGGCTTAGTGTACTAAGTTCTTTAGTAGAATCAATTAATATTAAGCTTGATATGGAAAATAACCTGAAAAAAGTTCTATTCAAGTATGTGGCTCCGTTAATTTGGGCGAAAGTCGGGAATGACTCGTTTCCAGCTAATGATAGTATTGTTAGCACAATAAGTAACACGTTACAAGACTTACAGGCAGAAAGTGAAGTAACTACATCACACCTCGTTGATTTAAGTGTTCTGGACTTTAACGCAAAAGGTATGGACATTAAGACCCCCATTGACCATATGGAGTCACAGATCATAACGGGTGGACAAGTTCCGCCTATTCTTCTCGGCAGAGCGAGTGGTGTAGATAAAGCCTCTGCCGAGGTTCAACTTCGTTCTTTCGGAAGACACATTAAAGCTATTCAGCGTGAATTGAAAAATGAGTTTGAAGACCAAATTCTTGTTGGCCAGGAAGCTGGTAATGAGAAAGATAAACTTATTTGGGCACAAGCTGAAGAGAGGGAAAGAGAGATAGAGATAGATATGTTAAGGGGATTAGTCACTGACGGAATTTTGACTCCTCAGAAAGCTAACGACCTCCTACCACCGCGCTTTAGGGAAGAACTCCCAACCCCAGAAGAAAAAGCAGCATTACTTAATGGGCAACAAGAAGACCCAGAAACGGGATTACAAAAACCAAGACCTAATCAAATGAAAAATGATAAGGTTAAAGATAATCCTAAAGACCCAACACAGACTACTAAAGACAAGAAAACGTTGGGGAAGAGAGTTAACAAGACCGACCGAGAGGTTCCTGTTAAATGAAACCAATAATTCACGTTGGACATGAAAAGAAAGTTATTATGGAAGTTATTGGTGAAGATGGTCAGAAAGTAGCAGATTATGTTGAAGGCGGACCAAAGAAAAAGAAGAGACAATATCACATTTTACAAGAGAGGTACGTAAATGCTGTTTAGGTGCCCCGTTTGTAAAGCAAACCATAGCGTACCAGATAATTATGACAACACAGAATTTATTTGTCAGAATGGGCCAAGCAGAGCAGGAAGGAAAACATTTCAGAACATGAAACCTGAAGATTTGCTTAGTAGAAATGAACCACTTATGAACAGGTCAAGCACAAAGAGTGACGTGCAAAGACCAGCAACAGTTCTTGTGGGTGGACCAGATTACAGACCAACGGGAGAAAAGATTGGTCGATTAGAAAAGAATTATTAAGGTGATAAAATGAAAATCGTTGAAAATATGTCGTTTAAGTTTAACCCTTCATTTGAGCTTAAGGAAGGTGCTAACGGAAGTTGGTTAGCTATCGGTGGAATGGCTTTAGAAGAAGGAGTTAGTAGGAACAATAACAAATATACTATTGAAAATTTGAAAGAAAATGATGGTAGAGAGTTTAAATGGTTATTTGGACACCCTGACCACGATGCAGAAGAACACATTGTAGGATTAGGAAAATTATCTTTACAAGAAGGTAAATTACTTCACGAAGGAAAAATAAGAAACACTGCACGACACCCAGACGTAGTTGAAATGGTAAGAGACGGGTTTTTAGGGCCTTCAATCCACGCAAGTGCGAAAGAAGTTAGTTTTGAAGAAGGAGTTTACAGTGTAAAAGGATTAGAGATTGAAGGTGTGGGACTTGTAGCATTTCAAGGTGTAAAAAGTGCAAGTATAGATTATGCCCTCGCAGAATCGTTCGAAAAGGCGGAGTCTTCTAAAGAAGACGTTACAGAAACTATGGAGGAAACTAAAATGGCTGAAGAAGAACAAAATGTACCAGAAGAGCAACCTAAAGAAGAGCCTAAGCAGGAAGAGCCTGTAGCGGAAGAACCGAAAGAAGAAGAACCAAAAAAGGAAGAACCCGCACAAGAGAGCTTATCTGTTGAGGAAATTAGGATGCTTAAAGAAGAATTAGCAACTTTAAAAAATGCTAAAAAGAATGAAATGGTAGAGTCTATTATTAGTATTAATAAGGACTTGAAGAAAGAAGAACTAATGAAGGAAACTGATGAGAAACTAAAGTTAGTTTTAGAGTATGAAACTAAATTAGCACAGAAGAATGAGTCTGTTGGTGTAGTAGAAGAAGAAGTTAAGGAAGAAACCAAAGAATTTGGAGTTGCTGACGATGGGTCGTACACAATGACTAAGGAAATGTATGCAAAATTTAACAAAGAACTTAAGGAGAGAGTGAGGTAAATAAAAAATGGCACAAACAGGATTTGTTTTATCTGATGAAGGTCGTTCCATTACTATCTTGAATGACAGCGGTACTACAGCTATTGAAGCTGGAGACTTAGTTTTTTCAATTGCTAATGATGACCAATTTTCAGACACTGTTGCAGCAGTAAGAAATTCTTATGCAGCAAATGATATTAAAGGAAAGTCCATGACTGACTCTGCTAGTGGGTATCAAACTTTATTGGGCGTAGCTCAAGAAGACATCCCAGCAGATGGATATGGATCAATTGCTATGGAAGGAGTATTTTTACATTCCGTTCAAGCAGACACTGAAGCTGGTGAGCGTGTTAGAGGATCAGCAGCAGCTAGTAACAAGTTAGTACCTTTAGTAGCAGGAACTGCAACTTATGCAGCGGCTGTTGTTAACAACCAACTTTACAGTTGTGGAAAAGCACTAACTGGCGGAAGCGCAGATGGTAAGTACATTGCGTGGAAATTAACTTTATAAGGAGGAAATAGAAAATGCCAACACAATTATTAGGAACAGGAAGTTCAGACTTTGCGAGTTCAAGCGCAAACACAGCAACAACTTCTTATTTAATCCCAAGAACACTTCTTCCTGAAGTTATGAACGCAGTTCGGAAGAAACTATTCTTACGTGGATTAGCAGCAAGAATTTTTGGTCCATCCAGTATTCCTGGAAGAACCTTAGTAATCCCAATGCAGACTGAGATTGGAACTAACACCGCTTTAGCAGTTAACAGAGTAGGCGAAGGTGGAGAAATTCCATTAGTACAGAGCGAGTGGGAAAGTTTAACTTTAACACCAGTTAAGTACGGTGCAAGAGTAGGAGTAACTAAAGAAATGATGGAAGATGGAATCGTTGACTTACTTTCATATCACGCAGAACTTGCAGGATACGAATTTGCAGACAATGAAGAATCTTTAATCGTAGCTCAGTTAGACGCAGCAGCAACTGCTTCTTCAAACACTGTAGCAAATGGTAACGCAACTTTACCTGTAAGTGACATTACTGCAGCAATGCAACAACTTGAGGAATCTAATTACAGACCAACTCACATGTTGATTGGTGCAGAAGTTGCTAACGATTTGAGAAACATCGATACTTTCGTTGAAGCAGATAAAACTGGCGGTTCAATGGATCCAACCATGCCTTTGATTGGTAGAATCTTTGGAATGCAAGTTATGGTAAGTAACAACATTACTGCAACTTTAGCTTACATCATTGACGCATCTCACGCATTTGTGATTGCTGAAAAGCGACCATTAACTGTTGAGAGATACTCTGACGTAGCAAGAGACAGTGGATTTGTTGTAATCACTCAAAGATTTGCAGCTAACTACTTAAGAGCGGAAGCTGTTAGTGAGATTACCACAACATAAACTTAGAAAGAATTTTTTTCTTTTTATTTTTATTTTTTACAATGGAGGAACAATAAAATGGCAGGATTAAATGACGGAATTTCCGGAGGAGGCGGAGGTGTAGATTACACTACTGGTACTTTTTCTGGAGCAGTTACGTTAGGAGATGCAGCTGGAGATGCAATTACTGTTACAGGTACAGCAACTTTTGCTGAAACTGCTGTGTTTACAAGTGGGATTACTAGCAATGGTAATGTTACTTTAGGTGCAGGAGATGACCTAATCGGTTCGGCTACATCTGATATTACCATAAACACTGACAAATTTACAGTTGCAGGGGCTACAGGTAACACAGTAGTTGGTGGAACTTTGACTTGTAATGGAAACTTAAGTTTATCAGCAGGATTTGATTTGTTGGGTTCAGCAACATCTGACATTACAATCAACACTGACAAATTTACAGTTGCAGGTGCAACAGGAAATACAGTTATCGCAGGAACATTAACTCAAGATGGTGCAGCTACTTTTTCAGCAGCAGTTACTGTGGGTGTTGACAATACTGGATACGATGTAAAGTTTTTCGGTGCAACAGCAAGTAAGTTTATGGTTTGGGACGAATCAGCAGATGATTTGATCTTAGCAGATGCAGTAGGGTTACAGTTAGGTGGAGACGAAAGTACAGCAGACGGATTTAAAGTTGAGTTTGATGGTACTGATACGTTGGACATTAACGCTTTAACAGCAGGCGACCACATAGCAGTAGGAGATACAACTTCAACTGGATTTACTGTGGCAGCTCAAAGCGTAACACCAAACAACGATGATGGTGCAGCAAGTACAATCAATGTAGGAGTAACCGCAGTTGACGTGGGTGCAGTAACTAACGATGTAAACGATTGGATTACTTTACCAGCATTATCAACTGTCCCAATAGGACATATGATACATATTGCTTGTAACGCAGCAGGGAACTTTGAGTTAAGAACTCCTTCAGGGAGTAACGAGAAGATCAATACTGTAGATAGCGATGGTACCGCAGAGTTGTTAATGATTGATACCGAAATGGTACAAGTTGTTAAGGTAAGTAACGCTGATGGTTGGATTGCTCGTAGCTTTACGGCATTAGGGGCAACTAACGGAGCATTAACACCGGATTAGACCTAACGGTCTTTTTTTTTATTTTTTTAAACAAATAAACTGAATGGAGATGAATTGAAATGGTGGAAACCGACTATGTAGATATAACCCCTAATAATATTGACCCGTTAGGGATGGGAAAAAAGAAAACAATGTTTGTATTTCAAGAATTGGAATGGAAACAGATTAGAGAAAACCCTGGAAGATTAACTAAGGAAGGGGTACAAAAGAAAATTAAGTTGTGGGCGGGTTCACAAAACAAACACGTTGCAGCAAAATATAAAACAATGTTAGCTCAATGTGAGAAGTTGGAAGCAAGTGGGAAAACAACTGATGGAAGGACTGTTTACTCAAGGAGTAAGAAAGGAGTTCCAAATTGGGTTGAAGAGGATAAACCTACTTTGAATGTTCACGAAGAAGAAAAACCTAAACCAAAGAAGGTTAAAAAAGATTAGTTTAAAAATCTAAACTGATTAGTTTCACAGGCTGATAACCTCAATTTCAGGCCTTAGAAACAAACGGAGGAAACAAAATGGCAACATCAGAAGTATTTAACCCTATAGAGGGCGGCTCAGGAAGAGCAGACATTAAATGGAGATCATCACGGTCATTAGGCGGTGATTTAAGATTATGGCATTACACTTCAGATAGTATTAATGCTGCAACAAGTTCATCATTAGATTTAACCAGTACAAGTAATTGGTTATGGGATGCAGTAAGAATTCATCAAATTATTGTTAAAGCTGCGGCAAGTCTTGATTTTGATATTGAAATTTATCCAGATGATAATTTCACTGCTAACACTCATCTTTACAAGAATGAGAATAATAATTTAGTAATGAATGATAAGCCTCTTGGTGGATTGTTTTATATTGATACTGATTTGACCAACGAACTTCATATAGAGATTGTTAACACTGACGCAGTTAATGCAAGTGTTTTTGACATTTATATGATTATATCTCCAATATCTAACTAGGTGATTTAAATGGCAAGAACACACCCAACGGATAGCGGAAATTTAGTATTAGATTCATTGACACTTTCTGGAGATGCAACTATTTCAGGTAATTTGGATGTTGCAGGTTCAACTACGTTAGTGTCAGCAACAACAAGTGGAGCAGTTACTATTGACCTGGATAACACAGAAGCATTATTAGTAAGGAAAGATGGTGATGCAGGAGATATATTTACTGTTGATACAATAGCTCCATTAATAAGCACCACATCTGCAATAAATGTTAACCCAGCATCAGGTGCATTGTTATCCTTTAAATCTGGAGTTTATGGACAGTTTAGAGCAAGTGCTGATGATGGTTTGTTATTAACCGCAGGAACAGATACTAACTCAAACAGAAACATCATTATAACAGATACAGCAAATGCGGCATTTGACCATGGCCACGACACACTGAGTCCAGGCCCAACATTATTCATACATTCAGTAAATGCGACAACAAATGAATGGGGAAGTTTGAGTCACGATGGTACTCGGTTCAATATTGAGAGTGGAAAAACAGTTATCACTATGGTTGACTTTGCAGAAATGAAAGCTGGTATGGGTATTAATTCAGCAAATACTACTTTACTTCGATTTGATTCTGGTACTGATGATGGTGTAAGAATGTCTATTCTTGGAAATGATGGATTGGATAATATGAATTTAATCTTTACAAAACTTTCCAATAAAGATTCTGACCACGACCACGACACAATAAGTACAGACCCTACATTATTTATTCATTCAGCAACTGACCCAGACAATTCTAACAGCGAATATGTTTCATTTGAACACGATAAATCCAATTCTACTTTTTCTACAGGATTGGGGGGATTTGCATTTGATATTGATGTTCAACCAGCAAGAGGAACTATGGTCTTTTCTGGACAACCATCTGCAGGAGACAATTTTGTAGTCAATGCAACTACATTTACTGAAGGAGCAGAATGGAGTTTAGGAGTAGATTTAGCAGCAACATTAGCAGCTATTGTTGCAGAAATTAACACTGGTGCAGAATCAGCAAACGCACACGCTTATGATAATGGCGTAGATACAGTTACAGTAGAATGGCTAACAAAAGGAACAGCAGGAAACTCTATTGTGTTTACAACTACTTTAGATACTGCAACCATTGACGGGGCAGGTACCTTAGGTGGGGCAGTTACAGGAGTTGCAGCAAATCCGGGAGTTGTCTTAATTGATAACTCTGGTAAAATGGACGCTTCGATTTCAGGAATTAATAGTAAAATTTCGGTAGCAAATGTTTCAAGTCCACCAACAGATGCAGAGTTAGATTCAGAGTTTGGAACTCCAGCAACAGTTGGGCCTGGATTTACAGCCATACTTGATGACAATGGTGCAGGGACAGCAGTGTACCTTATTGCTTCTGATGGGACAAATTGGTGGCACCAATCTATGACAAAGGCAGTATAAAATGAAAGCTAAAAAAGTTGAAAGTTTAAGACAGAAGATGGGTAGTAGCAAAGTCGTTAGACTTTTAACTACTTCTCCTTTCATTGATGATAAGTGGATTGATGACCCAAGCAAACTTAAAAAATATCTGGTTGTTAGGTATAAGAAAGAGAATGACCAGTATTTACCTGTTTGGAAAGAAGTTGACGGTAAGAAAGTTCAATGGTGGGAATCTGACACTCACGATAAGTTAAAATCGAAAGTTAAAGATTATAGTGCTTATTGGAAAAGGGCCAAGAAAGATAGTGAGAAGATGAAGAAGGCAAAGTTCTTATTGAAAGATAAAGCTTCTTTTGAATATTATCACACTGACGATTTTATGGACGCACAAGATAAGTACATTGAATGGGGTGGAAATTCATTGTCTTACCTGACCGTTAACGGAACGGGGGGCGATGACTGATGCCAGAAAGAACTTTCCTCAAAATCACTAACAGAGACATATTTGACAAATTAGAAAAGATGGATGAAAGGTTAGAATCAATTGAATTACATGCAAAGGAAACGAATGGGAAAGTTAAACTTAACAGATGGATTGCAACGACCGCATTGACGATGGTTGTGGCTTTCATTGGAATTTGTGGTAAAATATTATTTGGAGGATAAGATAGATGAGTACAGAAATTGGTGGATATGATAATAACGCACAAACTTCTATGACCAGTCGGGCAGGAGTTACAGTTACTACTGCTGGGACTAAAAATTTGTTCGATACTATTCTTAGAGATACGAGTGGTGATCCGTTAGGAACTAATGCTAATCCCCTTGTTGTTGATACTGAACTTACTGTGAGTGGTGTAACTATTGATAATGTGTTCACTTATGCGGAAGCACCAAGAGCAACAGCTGATGCAGCTTATGCATTGATTGATGGGGAAGGGCATGTTCAAGTTGATGTGTTAAGTTCAGCATTACCTACGGGTGCGGCGACAGAGGCCACGCTTTCTAATGTAGATACGGCCTTAACAGAAGTATCACTTGCAGATAATATGAGTAATCCTACAATCCCTTTAGTGGGAAGTCATCTCCTTGGTTGGAATCCTGGTGCCAGTGAATGGGAAAGAATAAGGTCTTCCCCTGTTAACGCAGACGGATTAACAAATCACAATCAAGGAGTTTTAGATGTTATGTGTCATAATTTTATGTCTAACGGCACCAGCTGGGATAGAATGAAAGGGGATACCACTTATGGGGTAGATGTGGATGTAACCCGTGTTAAACCAGATGGAACTAACACTATGCCAAGTGGAGATACTTTAGCAAGAGGGGTTTATACGAGGACAACTTTATACAATAGTTCTGGAACTGAAACTGGAACTGAAAGTAATCCAACGACAGTACATACTTTTAGTCACGGGGAAGCAATATCACACGGATTAGTCGCTGACCACGAATCAAGAAACATTTTAGCTTTTTGTGATAATGTTAGTAACGCAGCAACATATACAGATATTGCCCCACAAGTTGCGGCAGGTGTAAGAATTTCAGTACCACCTTTAGTTGGTGGAGTTCCAACAGCAATAGCTATGGAAATTGTTTCAAGTGATGCGGCAGACGATTCAGTAGAATTAGTTAATGGAACTGCTGATGCAGGAGGTTCTTCTACAGTCTTGGAAGATGCAGCTGGAAACTTTGTGGTTAATGGGGTAGTTGCTGGCGATTGTTTGTTTAACACAACAGACAATTCAATTGGGGTAATCACGGCAGTTGGTGCAACTACATTAACAATTGCAGCAGGAATGTCTGAAGGAGCAAATGATGCTGGTGATACTTACTATGTTATTGATGATGATAGTGCTGGTGATACTGGCGTTAAGGTTGTAGAGGTTCACGGGTTGGATGGTAATTATGATGAACAATCTGAGTTTGTACAACTGAACGGGACGACAGAAGTGGCAACAGCTAACAGCTATTATCGAATAAACAATATTCACTCAATGATGGTTGGTAGTGGAGGGGTTGCTGCTGGAGATATTGATATAAGACACACTTCAGATACACCTATTTATGCAAGACTCGCTGCCAATGGTAATATGTCCCAGACTGGAATTTTTACAGTACCTAATGGGAAAACAGGTTATATCAAGAGATGGTCAGCTGGAAGTGCAGGAGATAACGACGTTGAGATATTGTTAAGAGCAACCTGTGACTGGGATAATAGAAAATTAACCAAAGGTGTGTTTCAATTTCAAGATAATGTTTTATTAGAAAATAATAGTACGGAGATTATATTTGACGAGCCCTTAGTATTTCCAGAGGGATGTGATATTAAAATATCTGCAAGGAAGTTAAGTGCAGGAACAAGCGTACCAGTAGTTGGAAGTTTTCAGATATATTATGAATAGGAGGAGATTGAAATGGTAGATGAATTACTTAACAAATTGAACAATGCGTTTGATGAACTTAAAGGTGTCATTGAACAGCAGAAAAATATGATTGTTTCTTTGAAGGAAGAAGCTAAAGAAGCAAACAAGCAGAAGGCGATTAAGGAAGCAGAGTGTGGAGAGTTAAGAGCTAAACTTGCAAAGTTCCATAATGCAATGAAAGGTTTAGTTTAAATAGGAGGACTGATTAGTATGAAATGGGTATTAAATAAACAAAAGGGTAGCACGGTGAATCATCCAACTGTGGGCAAACTCAAGGGTGGAGTTGCTTATCCAGTAACTGATGAACAAGCTAACCAACTTAAACACATTATTAATTTAATTGTGTTTGATGAAGTTAAACAAAACGAGGAAGAATAATGACAGTAACACTTGCACAAATATCAGCCGACACAGGTGAGGTGTACGATGCAGTAGATGGTGGAACAACCGCAGTAACTGCAATATTAGCAAGAGCAACAGCATTTGCAGGGGCGATGGGTTCATCAGATGACACTATCGTTAGACCTTTAGCTGACGCAATGGTAGTTAACCAAGTAATGGGTGGGATTGATCCAGTTAACAAAACTATTGGTTCCCTTTCAGTTGGGGCTAAAGATTTACGTTCAATGCGTGATTACTTTAAAGAAGAAGCTAAAAGAGCAGCAGTGATTGCTGGATACTCAATTGACGGACTTACAATTATCTTTAAAGATTCAGAACAATGACACTATCAACTTCATTAAGAGGAGCAGCACGGACACTTATTGATACGTTTGGGAATGCAGGAGTATTGTATCCTTATTCAAGTGCAACAAAAACGGAGAACAGTGAAGGAGATGTTGCTGTTAGTAGTTGGGGTGCAGGAAGTGCAGTGTTAGTAGTTGACGGAGATAATGTTACTCAAGAACTTTCACAAGGAAATCAAGCGATGGAAACGTTGGGTGAAGATGAAAAGATTGTTCGAGATGATGTGACAATCGCTGTTAATGATAGGCTTGACGTAACATCACCAGCAACAACATATCGAGTGGTGGAACTGAGACCAATCGTAACTCAATCCGTAACAGTAGTACAAATAATCAAAGTAGCAAGAGAAGACATAACAACGCAGTGGTAAACTGGCGTATGTGTCATATGTGTCACGTGGGACAACTCACGACAGGCACGGGGACTAACCTATGGCAATAAGTAAAGATACTTTAACTACAAATATCTGGGACGAAATATATACTCATTTACAAACAACTAATCCTATTAGTACTAACAACATTTTTTCTGCTTGGAATTCTACATTAGCAACTTCTAAAGGTTATCCTCTTGTAATTATTCATCCACCAGAGGCTTCAGTTGAAAAACTTAACGTGACTGGTGATTTTATTCAATCAGAAGTTAACATACTTATTGAAGTTTATCACAATTCTGCAGAAAATCTTAAAGTAATCAAAGATCAAATTGTTTCATCATTATTATCAGCTCGGAGAGCGTTATCTTCAGTTGGACTTAAACGGATGAATATGGAAGGTGGAGATGTGGACACTTGGGAGGAAGGCAAAAAGAAAAGGCACAGATGTGGATTTACCGTGTCTTTTATGTATGCTGAGGTATAATGGTATTAAGGGTTGAGTTTGTTGGAGTGAATGATACCATTAAATTTTTGAATGGTGTTTCAAGGAGAACCAAAGGGGTTCCCAATAAAATGACTTTGGAAATGGCAAGTGCGTTTAGGAAGAGAGTAAAAAGCAGGATGCCAAGGAGAAAGTCTCGGATAAGTCCTGGACATAGTTCTCCTACACCTTTATTACAAAGGTTAAACTCAGTAAGGAAAACAAAAGGTGGTCATACCGTTGGATTTAATAGGTCCGGAGATTTCCCAGGATTGCCTGAAGCAGTAGAGTATGGGACAAAACCACACATTATCCTTCCTAAAAATGTTAGGAAGATGAGATGGGAAGATATTGGGGGAAAAAGGTTTGCAAGAAGAGTAAGTCATCCAGGAACAAGGCCAACTTACTTTTGGTCACATTCAATTGAAGACTTTAAAGCACAAGATATGACGATGATTGTGAATAAGGGAGCATCGAAGATTGTTGGAAGATGAGAATAAATAAATTAAAACAAACGGAGGAAATATAATATGGCATTACCAGACCATTTTGAAGGTGAAGATGTAATTATTGTTTTACAGGAAGAAGGTGACCTTGACAACATCCAGAATATGGAAGGACGGGTTATGAGTTGGAACGTAAGCGGTGGAGCATCTTCAACAGATGAGGTTTTTGCATTTGGAGGTAAAACTTTCAACTTTCAAAAACCAAGAGAAAAGTTTACGTTATCTTTTGACGTGATGATTAACAACAGCGACTTTGATTATGTACAGTTCGGTTCAGATACTAGCGGTGCAATATTTGGAACTACAGCAGGAATGGTTATTAAATCAGACCAAGTACCAAGTAGATGGAGAATAATTTTCTTTTTCCAAGCAGCAGCAAGTCATTTAAGAGATCCAACTGACGCAACAATCATTGTACCAGACAAAACTGTCAGTGCATACAGGATGATTTTCTGTGATTGTAAAGCAGTAACTTTTGATAAGGAGTTTAGCTCTGATGAGTATTTCAAAGGAACGTTATCTTTTGAATTCTCAGCTACAGATTCTGATGGGTTTGCTAACTACTTTGAAGAAGAAGGACTTGGAATTGGAACCGCAGCAGGAACTACTTTAGCAACTTTAACTACCACAGCAGGTAAGGGATTGTTAAGAGAAGCGAAAGGTTACTTAGACTGGTCAGTTACCACTACTCGAAGTTGGGACAGTGGAACGGCTGGGACTACATACAGATATACGGGCTAAGCCCACTTTTATTTTTTTTTTTTTTTGATTTGAAAGACGAGGAGGAAGATAGAAATGAAATTTAGTCACATAATGGGAGCAAATGAAATCCCAGAATATATTAAGGACTGTTTAGAAGAGCAACCAGCAAGAAGCGGAATGTATAATTGGATATTTGCATTTAAAGGAGAAGTTAATACTTGGAAAAGTGTTAAACATAGATTGCACGAGTTTGATGTGGTACAAGTTAATATGTCACCATTAGATTTTCAAACAGTGATTGATGTGAGAGAGGAATTAACTCGCACAGGGAACACACACACCAAGCTAGTTATTAACAATGATTATGTTTGTGAGTGTTGGAAAGAGTGGGACGTTCATCCTGGACTGTATGATTCTATTCAAAGAATGGGAGATATGGTGTTTGGAACTGAACCGCACCAAGTAAGCAATATGGTTAATGGTGCTTTTTGTATACCTCACCCAACCAACACTAAGTGGCTTAAACGGATGACCACTGACACTAAGTCTAATTCTATCGGATATGTTTTTCATTGGTGGGAAGGTGGAACTTATTTACCTTACAGAACAACTGAGAAAGTTAAAGAAAAGTATGGTATTGACAGATCTCATGTTTATGGGTACAAACCACAATATGATAAGATGGGCAAACTTAACGGGATGACTTGGGATAAAGTTATGCCTCTTGACAATTTCTCAAATTATGCAGAGAGAGTAATGGGAGAGAGGATTGTTTACGACCCAAACCCCTACCACACGTATGGGAGGAACGGGGTTGAAGCTGCTTGTTGGAGAATGCCAATTGTTGGGAGTGATAGAGTGTTTTCTTATAAGAAACTGTTTCCTGAGTTCTGTTGTGATCCTTACGACTTTAACGCTACTATGAAAGTGTTTGATTTTATTATGAACAATCCAAAAGAAGTGCAAAAGATTCTTGACAGGGCATATGAAGAAGTGGAATGGTTCAACTACGAAAATAGTAGGAAGAGGTTTTTAGAAGCATTAGATATTGCTGTTAAACGTGGAGGTGTAGAATGGTACAGGAAGAATGGGTAGATAATTGGCCTGAACAGAAACCAGACGTACCTGCTGATGACCACGGGTGGTTCCAATCTTCAAATCAATTAGTAGTTAAGAATTTGATTAATGATAAAATGGAATGTATAATTGAGTTGGGCAGCTGGTTAGGGAAGTCAACTAAGTTTATTGCTGAACAAGCACCTAACGCAACCATCTACGCTATTGACCATTGGAAAGGCAGTCCTGAACACCAAGGTAGAGATGACGTTAAAGACAAGTTACCTACGCTCTACGAGACTTTCTTAGTGAATCTGTGGGAGTTTAAGGACAGAATAAAACCTCTTAGAATGACGACTAAACAGGGTTTAATGAAGTGTTATGAAAATGGAGTTAAACCAGACGTTATTTACGTTGATGCAGCCCACGATTATGATGGGGTCACAGAAGATTTACTTGCAATCAAAAACTATTTCCCTAACGCCAAAGTGATAGGGGATGATTGGTTATGGGAAGATAGAAACAAGGAACATTCAGTAAGAGAAGCAGTGATTGAACATTGCAGAAAGTACGCTATTTTGTTCCACGTGTTTGGAAATGTGTGGTGGTTGAAATGACAGAAAAAAGAAGTATGGCAGAGTTGAAAGCGATGGCTGGGATTAAAGATGTTGAAGGAATTAAAAGTATGAATAATGAACAGTGGGAAACTATGTATGATAATGGAATGTTAAGTTTAGAGAAGTATGCACCATTTGAAAAACAGATTAAGGAACCACCTTACAGGTACAGGTGGATCCTTGAGAAAGTTGAAGGAATGAAAGGAAACTCATTAGATGTGGGGTGTAATAACGGTGCCCTCGTTTATCTGATGGGTTGTAAAGGCTTTACTGCTCACGGAATAGAAGTGGGTGATAAACTGCTTGAGAACTGTCTAAAAAACGTACCGAGTGGGAAATTCGTTAAAGCACACGCAGATGAAGAAATTCCTTTTGAAAGTAACTTTTTTGATGTTGTTACAAGTTTAGAAGTATTGGAACATGTGAAGAACCCAGATAAGATGGTTGCTGAAATGTTAAGGGTTCTTAAGCCAGGTGGAAAGTTGTTAGTGACTGTGCCTATTCAGAAAGCTTTTGACTGTCCACAACATTTGAGATACTTTGGTTTTTATTCATTAGGAGAATTGTTTGAACCATTCATTGAAGAGTTCAAGATTTGTAGAATTTACAAAAGTGGTACGGCAGAGAAAGAAAGAATGTTATTTGCATTGGAGGCGATAAAATGAGTAGCGTGAAAGATAAGGTTGAAGATTTGACTACGATAAATTTTAGTATTACAAAATGTCCATTGAAAGTGTTTAAAGCGTTCAGTGAGTTTTGTAAAAGTGAAACTAACGACAATTATGCGTTTGGTTTAAAAATGCTGTTAGATTCTAGAGAAGTGAATGTGAAAGAAGTTGTACTTTATGAACAATACTGTGAGTTGAAGGATAGGATTGTAGCATTAGAAAGTAAAGAAGACAAGGTTGAAGAAAAGAAAGGGCCTAAAGTATTGGGTTCGGGAGGAATGAAAAATGTCAAGACTAAGTAAATTGATTGGAGCGCCAATGAAGATTAAAATTGGTGGGGAAGAGTTAGAAATCAAACCATTAAAAGTTAAAGATTTGCCTTTACTTATGAAATTAACAGGGCAAGACGTTGAACAACAAACAGAAGCTATGATTAAGATTATCCGTAAGACGTTAAAAGAAGCTGTCTCTGACGCAACTGATGAAGACATTGACAATGTGGGAGTTATGCACTTTAAGGCATTATCAGAAGCAATCATGAAAGTTAACGGAATGGATGATGATAAGCAAAAGAGTTCAGTCGTTAAAGAATAAGCAAGGCGGTAAACGCTGTACTGAAGACCAACTTGCTGAAGCAATGGTGGTCGTTATGAAAGAGATGGGGTGGTCATATCCACAAATGATGGAGTGTCCAATCCCAACTTACAATGTGGTTGTTGCTATTTTAAATGAGAGGGCAGAGAAGGAAAAGAAGGAGATGGATAAAAATAAGAACAAGAGAATGAAAAAATGACGGATACCTTAAGACAAATTATGCTTAAAATTGTTGCTGATGATAAAGCAAGTGCAACAGTTAACAAAGTAGCGGCCAGTGTTAACAGATTAAAGACAACAGTGAGTAGTGCAAATAGAAATGCGATAAATCCACTCCCTGCAAAATCAATTGATAAGATTAGAACAATAACTGATGCACTCAATGAGTCTTTGGGGGTAAGGGGCAATAATTTTATATCTGATTTTAATGCACAATTTCAGGGTTTGCCACCCACAATTGGAAAAAGTACAGAGAAGATTACTGGAATGGACAAAGCACTTAAAAATGCAACAGTCACTATGGAAAGGACCGTTAGATCTGCAAGGCGTTTCGATATGCGAATGTTAAGTATTATGTTTGCAGGTATGGCACTTCAACGTGCATTTGGTGGTGCACTCCGTTCTATTCATAATACATTTAAAAAAGCAGAAGATAACACCAGTCAACTTTCACAGACAACTATGGGTTTAAGTGCGGCGTGGGAGTTCTTAAAGTTTAGTATATTTAATGCATTGGATCAACCAGGGTTTCTTAATATGATACAGGGTTTAGCTTCTGCGATTAATTGGGTTTCAGATTTAATAAACAAATATCCTGTCCTAGGCCAAACCATATTGCAAGTGTTTGGTCTGTTTGCGGCGGGCGGAGCTATATTAATGATACTTGGCCAGTTTGCTTTAGGATGGCAAGCAATGTTTGGGGCTGGTGGCGTATTTGCTAGCCAGGCCGCAGTTGGGATGGCATCAACTGCAACAAAATTTTCTAAATTTTTGGGCACTATGAGGACGTTAGCAGGATTGGGGATTGCGCTATATATGTTTAATTCGTATATGGGTAGAGAAGAAGGATATGTCCCAACGGCTTTAGAATTAGCTAAAAATTTGGGGCTTGTAGGAATTGCGGGTTACTTGGGTGGTGTCCCCGGCGGGTTGGCAGCATTTATTATTTGGTTAGTGTTTGATGTTAAACCTTTTGTAAGGAACAAATTAGAAAAGAGGTTACAGAAAAATCAAGAGACAATTGATTCTGGAGAAATGCCTGGTTTTGGGGCTCAATTATCAGAAGGATTGTTCGGAGGATTAGACGCATTGTTAAACCCCTTAGATTTTTTAGGACATGCGTGGGATAATTTTGCAGAGAGTTTTAAGACAGGAGAAATTAATGACAAAAGGTGGGTTGATCATGTGAAAAACACGATGGTTCCTATTGTTAATGAATCATTAACTCCAGCAACAGACGGTGCCGGTGTGTCAATGGATACGTTAGGTAAAATGACTAAAATAGAAACAGACAATAGTGTGAAGTTAGCAGAAAAGTTACCAATAGAAACTGCTGCACATAATGATAATGCAGATGCAGTTAATGCAGAAGCTGAGGCTAAGAGGAATTTGGCAGCAGCAGAAAGAGAACTAGCTGCCGCTAGACAGGAATTGGCAGATAGTGGAGCATTTGGTTCAGCATCAGATAATATAGAGTAGGTGATAAAAGAATGGCAGATTTATGTTTACAAGACAGTGGGTTTTTAAGCCCAACAAATACAGGGACAAGAACGGGTGCAGCCAATATGGCAAACTCTGGTACGAAGATTGCGTTGCACGGGGTTGAGTTTAAACCAAAAACTTCTGCCAATTTTGATGCTTCTCCAACGATTGGGGTGTATGGTACTGGAACAGATACTGGAGATGGTGGTGCAACAATCCACCTTGCAAGTGTTGAGAATATTGGATTTACAATAAGAGGAATGTTAGATATGAGTGTTACTGCTGATAAAGCATTAGTCGTACCTATCACTCAATTACCAAGAACAAGATGGTACAAACTTCTTTACTATGATTCTGCAGACACTGAACAATTGATTTATCAGTTAGGAGATGATGCTTTTACCGCTGGGGAACAGACAGAGTTTGGTTTATCTGGTGCTTGGCCACATTTACACGTGATGATTAAGTCGGTTCAGTGGACTCACAGTGCGGGAGAACATCCAAAAGTAATGTATAACATTGTTGGATTTGTAACAAAAGGAGAGACAAGTACAATATGACGGTTTTACTTAAAAGAATATTATGGTATAGGCTTAAAGATAAAGCAACAGAATTGGTTAGTGATAATGTTTATCAGGATCCAATCGATATTACTGATGATGTTGCTTGGACAAGTGGGAAGGGGTTAGATATTAAAAACAACGTTTTGAGTTTAACTCTTAAAAATGCACACAGTAATTATGTGGAAGATGGTGACATTAAGTTTGAAGAGCAAGACCAAATTAAAGTTTACTTAAAATATACAGATGATAATGACGATGTTACTACTGCTTGGGACGCAGATAACACTACAGAACCTTCTTCTTCTGATTTAGTTGGAGTGTTCTATGTCATTGAGTTTGGCGTTAATCACGACACCAGCAAAACTTCAATCAAATTAAATTGTGCAGATAAGACTTATGTTCTTTTTAATAAGTTATACGCTAAAAACTATTTAGCTTCTCAAAGTTTAAGTGCCCCAGAGATTGTGCAAGATGTGGTGAGGTTTAGTTGCCAGAACCAGTTTGGACAATATCAAGGTACAGGAGAAAATGCGGGAGTGTTTTATGATATTGATGCCAGGTTAGATTATGAAGGTGGCTATATTGAAACGGGTAGGACAGATAGTTCTGCGTTTCCAACAACTGCTGTTTCTAAAGTGTGGAAACCAATTTATGAATGGGTCAAGGATATGAGCCAGATTGAAAAGACTAATACTGATTCAGAAGTTTCTACCAACGCTTTGGTTCAAGCAAGAGCAATGATATTTTGGGTTGATGAGAACAATCAGTTCCATTGGGTTTATCCAACAGACGTTGTTACTAACACCTTAACTGTAGGAACCGATGTGGTTGTTAATGTTAAATTGGTTAAGAAAGTATTTGATGTTGTGAACATGGTTATCTTCAATGCTGGAACAACAATGTACGGGACTGGTATTTGGAACTATGTTGTTGATACTACTTCCACCGTAAGAACATTAAAAATGCGAGTAGTTCCAATGGTAGATATAACTGAATCTTTGTTACAAAAAGATTATGGGCTTGACTTTAATCCTCCAGCGGACAGAGATGAGGGGGATACAGGTAAAGGTGCAGGTTATCCAATCCCACAGTTTCCAGCAGGAGGTAATTATCCCCTTACTGCCTGTGCATTTGTACCAACTACAACTTATGCGGCAGCTTCAGATATAACAACCGATACAAAATATAATGACGCATTAAGAGAAAGGGCAATTAAAGAAGGAAAGGCAAGAGCACAATCTATTTTATCTGGGTTGGCTATTGCAAGGTGGAAAGGAACAGTGGAACTTCACGGGACACTTACTCATTCCCCCGGAGATTTAATCGAATTAACAGACGCAGAAATAGGAATTAATGCTGAAAAATTAAGAGTTATGCAAGTTCAACATAATATTGGTAAGAGTGGGTGGTTTACTACTCTCTCTTTAGAAAATGATTCAAAGGAACAATAGGTGATTATAAAATGGTTATGACTTCAGAAGGATTAAACAGGGTACGAGACTTAATGTCTGCAGATATGACAAGTGCAGAACTTGGGACAGATGGGACTGCTGCGACAATTGATGATACGGGTTTGGGTGCGGCAGAAGCTAACTCAATTAAGACAGTGGCCAAGACAACTACTGACCGACAATTACAAGCAGATTATGAATTGCTTAGTACAGAAGGGGCGACCGGGACTTACCGAGAGATGAAATTTTATGGTGCAACTGCTGATTTTGACAGGACGGTGTTTAGTGGTATTAGTTGGACAGCTAACGGATCAGAGAACATAGCAATTACTAAAAAGTATTTTTACAGAGGAACATAGATGGCTGATTTAAACAAGGACATTGCACAGATGAAAAGGCAGGTGGGTAAACCGCCTGAAGAATTAACTGTTGGTGTGTGGGAATATCTTGAAGACATTTGGGTAGAAGAAGGAACGACTAAAATAACTTCCACAAATATTGCAGGGGAAGTTTTAATTTGGAATCACGCTATTTATGGTATTTGGAATAGTTATAAGTGGGGCGGGACTGCATCTTCATCAAGGATTTATGGACACGTTTCTTTTGGTCGTTATGGTACAGACACTTATGGTATAATTTCTGGAACGTTTATTTTGGGCAACACTTCTTTTGGGATATTAGGTTCTTCAAGATTAGGCACTACGGGTGTGGACCCTGTGTTGTTAAGGGTACTTAATCCCTCCAACACATTTAGGGAGAGGTTTAGGGACAACGACTTTGAACATTCCAACACCACTGCAACGTGGGACACTACAAATTATTTAGCTTATTTTGGTGACAGCGAAGTACTCGAAACGGAGATTTTTGCATTAAATGAAGAAACGTATTCAACAGGGAAGGTTGCACTTACTGGTTCAGCGATAGATAACTTAACATTAGAACTTCAATTTGACGGGACTAATTGGGAAAGTGTTACTAACAATGTTGAGTTCACCAGTTCAAACGCAAGTACAAGTGGGATTAAATTCAGAGCAACAGCAGGGACATCACACAGTAACAAGTTCGCTTTAAGTTTCCCAATAAGTTTTGCTGGGACAGATATAAGATTAATAAAAATAGAATATAGTTAGAGGTAAATAAAATGGCGTGGTATGATACACAAACGGGGACTGACACGGTCACCCATACGGAATGGAATAATATGGTTACGTTCATTAGACAGAGGAATGTGAAAGCACAGACAACAACCCCTATTACTTTAGATTTAACACAGGAAATTATTGTTTGTGACACAACAGCAAATGTAATTGCAATAACATTACCTGAGGCGGCAAGTTCATTAGGGAAAAAGTATTTAGTTTTCTTAGAGACTGATGGTGGTAACAACGTAACAGTAACTTGTGCAGGTGCTGACACTCTTGATGGATCAAACACCATTGGGACTTTGGCAGACGCAGAAGATTACTTTGAGATTGTGGCAGTGTCTAATGACAGATGGTTAATAATTACAAATAGCGGAGTAGTGCTATCATAAGGAGGATAATAATAAAATGGCAAATGAACACGAATGGCCGAAATCAGACGGCGATATTGACTTTGCATCAGAAGGTAATAGTCAAGTAGGAGGAGTAGTAACGGTTGAAGCAGGAGAAATTATTTCTGCAGGAGAAGTTTGTTATATTCATAAGACAGATGGAAAGGCATACGTTTCAGATGCTTCAACACAAGATGATTATAGGGCAGATGGTATTGCTTATGGTGCGGCAGCATCGGGAGCAGATGTAACTTTAAGAGTTAGAGGGGTTTATTACGAAGCGGCTGCTTTTACTGATAAAGAAGATTATTATTTGGGCACTGAAGGAGTGACTAATGGGCTTTCAACAACGGCAAGTGCTGTTAGAATAGGAACGGCTTTAAGTGTTAATGAGCTTTATGTTGACATTGTGCAAGATGATAGAGACGCAGTTGGAACTGTGAAATTTAATAACGCCGATTTAGCTGGTGTTTTTGGACTTACTGCTTTTTGGCAACTTTGTGATGGAACTACAATAAATGATGCAGAAAGTCCTCTTGACGGACAGGTAATTAAAGATATGAATGGTGATGGTAGATTCATTAAATGCGGAGACACAAGTGATACTGAAACAGCTGCAGCTAATCATTCACACGGTACTGGTTCTCAAGTTGTTCAAGCAGGTGGAAGTTCAGCAGCATTAGCACCGGCAGGAAGTATTGCTTCTGGGCCAGCGGGAGACCCAATAAACATTACAATGGTAGCGATAATTAAGATTAAATAGGAGGAAAATAAAAAATGACAATATTAAATACATTTACAAACGGGACATTGGCAGATGCAACAGAAGTTAATGCTAATTTTTTGGGTGTAATATCAAGGAAACAATTTAGTGATGCCACTTTAAGAACACATACGGGTGATACTAATTGGACAGATAGTGGAACTTCTTTCACATTTACGGCAACTGCCGGTGCAATGATTCTTAGTATGCACTTAAAATGTCAGATGAAAATCGATGGTGCGGCTACTGCTTATGCAACTTTGAAAATTACGGGTGCAACTATAACTGATACGTATGGAGATAATCAATTGTTATTTGACACTACTGGTACTTTCAACACTTATGCTGAAACTTGGCACACAGCAGAGAGTGGATTATTAACAACAGATGATACGAGCTTTGTAAATATGGCCGCAACAATGCCACCTTTAACTACGCCAGACGCATCAACTACTATTGATGTTAGAATTAGTACAAACGATGGGGCAAGAACAGTATCAATACAAAATGTAACATTAGACATATTATATGTTGATGGATTTGTGGAGGATTAAAAATGGCAAACGAAAATGAATATCCAAAAATTGATGGAGATGTACACTTTGGTTCAGAACAAAATCATCAAAGTGGTAACTTTATCACAGTAGAAGCAGGAGAGAATATCTCTGCTGGTGAGGCGTGTTTCATTTATTTAAAAGATGCAACAAATGAAGGTAAAGCTTACCTTTCTGACGCTAATGTTCACGCATTGAATAGAGTTACTGGGATAGCAGCAGATACAGCAACAGCGGGTAATGATGTTACACTTCAAACAAGAGGGGTATATTACGAAGCTGCAGCATTTACTGATAAGGAAACCTATTACTTGGACACCACACCCGGGGCATTATCTACAACAATTAGTGCAGTTAGGATTGGGATAGCTAATGGAACAGGCCAATTAATGTTAGATATTAATCAGGACGATAAGGATGTAATCGGGACTATTAAGGCTTGGTTACCCGACCACGCAAATATGCCTGCATTAATATCAGGAACACTTAGTGCATTTTGGCATTTATGTGATGGGACGGCTTTAACTGGTGGAAGTGCTGACCCAGAGAGCCCTTTAAATGGAGGGACAATACCCAATTTAAATGGGAACTCAGATACCACAAGTAAATTCCTTAGGGGAGCAAGTACTTCAGACGTAGGAACTGGAGATACAATAACTTCATCTAATTCACACTCCCATACACAAAATTGGAGTGACGGTGGCAATAATGGTGGTTCGGGTCCAGGTACTGTTTATTGGACTGATGGTGGAAACACAGGAACTGCAAGTCACATACCACCGGCAATGGATGTAGTATTCATAATGAAAATAAAATGATTTCAACGATTAAAGAATGGTGGTACAGAATCAACCACTATCCCAACATCATCAAAGAGTTCGCTATCATTGACCAAGAAAGAGATGAACTTTGTAACAGGTTAGATGAATTAGTGCAACGAAACCAAGAGTTATCTATCAAGTTGGGTAACTTAACAAGGAAGGTGGACGTAAATGACAAGGATTTTTGGAATTCTAAATGGGTTAAATCAAAAATATTCTATAAAGCTCCGAACAGGAGGTGGGTCACACAATATGTTAAAGAGTACGATTTTCCAAGTATTAAAAACATTGCTCGTGAGATTGTTAATGCTTACAGCCTTAGTATTGACGATTTGGATGGCGTTCCGTTAGCTGTAATGAAGTGGGTTAAATCAAACAAGTTCAAGTACGCAAAAGAACCGAGTGAGTTGTGGAAGTGTCCAGAGCAAATACTTGACGACAGAGACAAAGGTAACGATTGTGATGATATTGGAATTTTAATGTATTACGTTCTTAGACAAATATTCAAAGAGTTAAATTGTTGGCATCACGTTAAGCACAGGTTAAAGTGTATTTGTGGGAATGTTAATCACAGAGGGTCAATACCTTTTGGATTAGGTGGACATTTCTATTTAACTTGGTTACACAGTGACGGGCATTGGTACACCCAAGAAACCACTTTCTATCTTGACAACGCAATAAAGAATTGGGGCAAGTTACCACAGAAGTACAACCCACAATACGGAACGATATGGTTTTCCTTTAACGATGAGCATAGTTGGGCACAAAAAAGCATAACTGTGACCAAAAAATCCTTTATAAAGGATAAGGAAAATGTTTAAAAATGATGAAATATTCTAAGACTAAATCCAGTAAAATGGAGGAGACTAAAATGAAAAAAATGAAAAAAGTTTTAGGTTGGGGCGCAGCAGCAGTAGTTGCAGCGGGATTACTAGGCGGAGGAATCGGATTCGCTTTACAACCAGAGCCACAAGTAGTTAAAGTTGTGGAAGAAGTTGAAGTTGAGGTACTAAAGGAAGTAGAAGTACCAGTTGAAGTGGAAGTTGAGAAAATTGTCGAAGTAGAAGACAACGCTTTCTTAAAGATTGCGTGTGATCGGTTAGTATACGAAGACCTTGAAGACTGTAAAGAAGAGGTTCTTGCAGAAGATGAAGCACTTGCATTAGCTTGGGCAGAATTAGAAGCAGAAGGTTTCGATATGCTTGAGGACAAAAACTTGTTCAAAGACGAAGATGACTTAGAGTTTGTTAAGTTCTATGATGACTTTGAAGACGTGAAAGTTCTTAAATCAGACTTTGATGATGAAGAGTATAAATTTAAGTTAGTAGCTAAAGTAGAAGACTTTAAACGGGACATTAAGAAGAAAGTTGAATTCTTAGTACACGTTGAAGACGGAGACGCTGAACTTAAAAACGTTAAGTTGTACTAAATTTTTTAAATTAGGGGAGTAAAATCCCCGTTTAGTTTAAAAATAATGGGTGATTTCTGTAGAATATGGTCCGTGTTAATATAAATGGTAGTAAAAAGTTTCTTAAGAGTAAAACATTGTGGGTTTCCACTATCGGTTTTTTAGCCTTCTTAATCCAAGGGTTCACTGGATTCGTCCTTGAACCAGAATTGCAGGGAGTTATCTTAATGATGATTCTGTTTGGGTTGAGGATGATTACTAAAGAACAAATAGTATGGGAATAGACAAAAGGAACTTAGAAAAATTATTAGAGAAGCTTATCAATAGGCGTGAGTATGACTGTCCTGATTGTGAAACTCCTTCTAAGTGGACACTTATGCCACCTTTAAAGTATGAAAAGAAAGAGTCTATTATCTATTGTTGTTCTGATTGTAAAAACGAATTTCAATACTTTGATATTCATTCATATAACAATAGGAGGGACAAATGAGTTTAGAAAATAAAATGGATGAGTGGGACACACTTCATCACGCTGCTTCTAAAAGTGAACTTAAACCTACATTAAACAGAGTAGTTATACCTGGGGAGAGGGCAGTTATTGTGCCGATGGGTGATCCACACGTGGGCAGTAAATATTATGATAGAGAATTACATAGGGAAATTGTAAGTTGGTGTGTAGAAAATGGTGCGTATGTCATTGATATGGGCGATTTACTTGAAACTGCTACCAAAGATTCTGTTGGTGCAGGAGTATTTGAACAGGAAGATATTTTACAAGGACAAATTGAAGAGGCGGTAGAATTGTATAAACCATTAACTGAGAAAGGATTACTTCTTGGAATGCATCCAGGCAATCACGAGTACAGGGTGTTTAAGCATTCGGGTGTTGACATTACCAAGCTAATGTCTCAGATGTTGGGTACAAAGTATTTGGGGTGGGGTAAATTGCACCAATTAAGAGTGGGTAAAGAGAACTATTTAATGTACACTACTCACGGGGCAAGTGGAGCAGTAATGCCACACACGAAGATTAAAGCTGCTTTAAGGTTAGCTGACGTTGTTGATGCAGAGATATACTGCCATGCTCATGTTCATCAATTAAGTCATCACGTGAGAAACTTCTATCGAGCAGATTTGAAAGCTAAGAAAGTGGTTGAAGCACAGAAACATTTCCTTTGTACTGGGTCGTTTTTGAACCATTGGGGCAGTTATGGGCATATGAAAGCTTATGAACCAATGCGAAAAGGTGCTCCTAAGATAAAATTGGCCGGGGATAAGCATCAAATAAGGGTGTCGTTATGAGCTTAAAAAAAATAATTGCTGCGTGTGTAGTTGCAGGAATGATGACTATCACTTGTCAAGGAGACGATACTCCAAAGAAAGTTGAGGAAAGAATAGTTCACAATTTGAAAGACCATTTATCTGATGGACTGATTTCTGTAAATTTTGTTGATGAACTGCCAGGAGATTTTTGTGGAGCTTACTTTCCACCTGGATTCATTTTCATTGACAGGTACAGTGAACAGAAGTTTAATGAACCCATTGCAAAAGTACTCTGTCACGAAGTTGGACATCACGAATACTTTAAGTTAAGTCCAGAGACTAAGAACATATTGGACAAGGCAGGAATTAATAACGAGATTTTTGCTCAACTCTATGAAGTTAATTGGCCGAGGTGTTATAAGTGAGTGTGGATAAGAAAGTGTTGGAATGTTTGTTAAGTGGTGCTAAGGATTCTGCGTTAATACAGGTAGGAACTTCTATGTGTACTAATGAGAACGCTGTTTGTCCTTATAAGAACGAACAATTTGAAATTACTTTCTTAAACAAAACGTATGTTCAGTGCGATTACAAACCAAGATTAACGTTTGCTTATATCGGTTGGTTGGAAGATAACAAAAATGAGTAAGGAAACGTTAGAAGAAAGGATGAAACGTGATATTCTTATTTGTATTAAGAACTCCAAGAATAGGAGAGTGGGTTCAGAATATCGTGGTGGAACCTGTTCTTATTGTACTTATCACCAACCAACTACTTCTATTAGAGAACCCATCATGTGCGGTTATTTGGGTTTGAGAGTGATGATATTGATGGGTGCCAGTGAAGATCCATTAATGAGACATTACGTTAACTTCTATAAATGTAGGAAAAAGTTCTGATGGTAAGCTTATATGGATTGTCAATCACTGTTTTAACCAAGTGTAAATTCTGCGGATTTAATGTGAGAGTGATGAAACCATCCAAATTCATTACTCCTTGTTGCCATTACTGTGGTAACCTTCTGTCATATTTGTCATAAGTGTCGTATGTATAGTTATATATACGTTTACCACTAAGCAATACTTACATAAAAAACAAAACATTTATATACAAGTTAGTTTTCTAAGAATGTTATGGTAGTAAAAAACGTAAATTTCAAGATTTCTGATGTGAAGTGGGACGAGTTTGTTAGTCTTTGTAGAGACAATGATTCTACTGCTTCAGAACAAATCAGAAATTTCATTAACTCATATATCAAAACTTATATTGACAGGAATTAAAAAACAACAAGAGTACCTTAAAAGATTGATGGATGTGATGAAAGCTCCGGTTTATTTCACAAGAAATAGACGGACAGAATCGGGTGATTATAGGCCAGGAAAAAGGTGGGAATACGGAAAGGTTGTTCCACCACTTGATCACAGGACCATTTATCCTTTAGAGGTCGTAATGGAGCTTGATGCCAAATCATATGCTCAGAACCTCAAATATTCTACTCCTATTGTATCTTATAGTGATAGTTCAAAAATACCTGTTTACAAATTTTGGTCGGGGAATAAGTCCGTCCATTTACATTATTTCTTAAGTCTTGAAAATATTAAATCTAAAGAGATATTTGAGATGGTTGATAAAGTCATAGACCACGGAGGAGACATTTATCAACTTATAAGAATGAAGTTTGCTAAAGAAATTCTTAATGAGTGTGGCCTTAACACTAATTTAATAGGTCACGGGAAAGTTGTTGACTTAGCCAAACTTAAATGGGATGGGGTTGGTGGTAAGACGAGTCTTATCCGTTGTTGTGGTGGCGCTAACATCAAAGTGGACCCAGACACTTATGAGATGAAAACTGCTTGGAAAACTTATTATGATGTGTTACCAAAAAACAAACCACAACCAAAAGTTTCTACGTTTGATGACGTTGAATATCCTAAAGAGATTGAAACTTATAAAATTTCTGAAGGTTTTGTTGCTGAAATTGTAGAAGAATATTTTGAAAAATTAACTCCTCAACATAAAAAAGAATTAAAAGCCATTGATTATGACGGTAAATTTATGAATGTTCCTTGTGTTCAAAAACTTTTAGAAGAGGGTTTGAAAATAGGGAAGAGGAACGTTGGGGCGAAGATTCTGGCCATAGCATCAAGAATGGACAACTTGGAACTTCCTGTCACAAAAGAGGTACTCTCAAGATATGTCCAATCCTGTCCCCAACTTCCTCAACCCTTTAAACAAGATGAAGCAGATATGTGGGCAGATTGGATTTATTCTCAACCTAATCCTTATTGGAACTGTGGGCACGCAAGAAGTATTGGTGTGTGTGATGATACTGATTGTCCTTATAATCAAGAGAAATTTAAAGATGAATTATCCTTCTTTGATGGAGACTATCCGTTAGATAAAATTAAAGACGCATTAAATGCAATGGTTATTGGTGAAGAGTCTGTTAAAGTAGTACTATTCTTACTTTATTTAACCAAAGAGTTTGACCCAGAATGGTGTATTATGCTTGACGGGCCAGCAGCGAGTGGCAAATCACACGTTATGAAAGCCGTTGCTCAATTGTTTGGTGAAGAGGGCGAGGAATACTTTACATATTCTCGGTTTACTCAGGCAAGCCTTAACCATATGGATGTGTTAGCTAAGAAATGGGCGGGGAAAATTGTTATCATTGAAGAACTGCAAGGTGCAAAGAACGTTGTTGAGCAGTTAAGAGTTGCCATAAGTGAAGGAAAATTAACATTACTTGAAGCACAAGAAGTTATGAATAAGGGAGTTAAAGAACATGTTACGGGTGCTAAAGAAATTTCATTTAAAGATGTGTTATTTGTAACTTGTAACGCTGAGGAGTTTGATGAAGGTGAACAACTGAAATCACGAGCCTGGATTCTTAACACTGACCAAACTAAAGATCAAACCAAACAAGTAATGAAACATTATCTCAAATCATTTAATAATATTACAGCCAAAGAAGTTCCAAATCATAGGGAAATCACAGCAGCAATCAAAGTATTGAAGAAACCAGATAGGGTAGTGTTCCCTTTTGCTGAAGAATTAATGGATTTTATGAGTTATGAAACTGTGAGGGGTAGAAGAGATGTTAAAAAAGTTATATCATTGATTAAATCTTCTGCTTATTTCCACCAAAAGAATAGGTATTTGGTTGATATTGATGGGCAGAGAGTACTTATTGCTGATTGGAGAGATGCTTTTATAACTTATAAGTATGGTGGAGACATTATTAACGCTTCCTCTCAAGGCATTGGGCAAAGAGATTTAGAATTTTATGAACTTATTGTAAGACAATTAACTCATGTGTCAAGTTTCCAAATTGATGATGTGTGTAAATGGTGTAATATTAGTAAGAGTGGTGCAGGAAAAACTATGATTAACCTTTGTGAAGCTGGTTTTTTTGAAAATATTGTGAAGCCACCAATGAAAGCAACTTATGTAAAAACTAAGATAAGTCCTCAATATATGGGTGATGTAACTGGTTTTTGTGCAGAAAAGGCCCAAAATCAAGAGGCAAAAATAGACAAATGGATACAAAATAACACAAAGGTATACACGGAGGGTGAGGGGTAATATACTTTGAAACGGTGTATAGCAACGTCGAACCTGCGTGTATACGTTCTGTGTATACGGAGGATGGACGTTGGTCCAGCTCTGTCAGAATCTATTGGGGCTCACCCTATGTGTATACAAATAAGTTGAGAGATATTAAGATGGACTTAAAAGAATATATTGAAAGCAGGAAAAAGGTGAAAGAGTGTCATCTTTTAACTAAATGTACATTTCAAGGACCAGACCGGGTGTTAGAGTACAGGGATGACACTAAAATGAGCTTAGTTCAAGACTGGGACATTAATGAGTTTAAGTTACATTATGCTGAATATGATATGGTTGGGCTTAAAGCTGACCATTTAGGAAGGTTATATGTGGATTATGGACAAGGTAAAAGGTGTAATCACGTTGATAAAATAAGAGTGAGTGAAGAGTACATTGGTGGAGAAGAAGAGAATGTTCACTGGGTTTGTGCTTACTGTGGGGTTAGATTCGATGAGGTTTAATATTGACAATGATGAGAGGTGCAAACAATTCCTTGAAAACAAAGGAAGAAAGTGCAAGATGCCTTCAATAATTGATGGATATTGCATTATTCATTACCAAATGGAAAATGGCAAAGAAGATAAGTTACGAAGCAATGATAAAAAGTAGGTCACTTTACTCTTTTATGTGCAAGTGTAAAGGAGAGGAGTGTAAATGTGAGGTTAAAAAATGTCAGACAAAAGTTTAGTAGGGATTTGTGATGGTGAGTTTGCCAAAGAACCAACAACTATGGGGCTTAAAGATAAATATTGCCCTTTAATTAAGAAAGGAATAGATTCATATTGTCCTCATTTGGACTTAGAAAACTATTTGGCAATTGAAAAGGACGTGTTGTTTATGTACAGGTGCAATTATGAAAAAAATTGTTAATGTCCATTGCAACATCTGTATGAGATATTTCAAAAACGCAACAGTCAAAGAGTATCAAGACTATTTCACGTTCATTCGGCACAAGGATATATGTCCGGAATGTAAACAGAAGGCGAACTCAAAGAAGTGAGCCAGAGGTAAAACAATGGGAGAAATAAATTGGGATGGAATGCTTGGCGGATCGTTCGTCAAGATTGAAGAAGGTGTAGAGTACAATATGGTAGTGGCAAATTGGAAACCACAAGAAACGTTCAAGGGAGATGATGGCGAGTTTAGGCCAGGCCTTGTGATGGACGTTTTAGAGCTTAATGCAGAGCCGTGTTCACCGCCAAAAACTTGGACCGTAACTTCAATTAGAGCTTTGGTCGGCTTAAGACCGATTTTGGAAAACGCAGAACACGAGGTGAAAATCTTTGTGAAGAGAACAGGTACCGCAAAGAACACACAATATGAAGTCAGAAAACTTGACTAAGTGCAAACACGTAATTGTCCCCAGCTTTGATGGGGACTTTTACTTTTGTTTAAAATGTAGAAAGAAGTATGGGGTGAAAGAGATGGCTAAAAAAAAGAAGAGGTTACCACCGGGGTGGTCAGCGATTGAAGATGTTAATACAAAATAATAAGGAAGATAAGTATTATCCAGATTGTGTGTCTTGTGGGATTACCATAGCAATTCACAATTGGAGAGACAAAGATTGTCCGTTTTGTTTAAAAGGTATGCCGTGGGGTGTTAAAGATGAACTTGTCTATCAAGAAAGTTGAACCTTCTTCAGAAGGAGATATGTATAATATTGAGTTTGTTGGAAGAGGGACAAAAGAGGAAATAGCAGAATTGCTCAGAAGGAGCAAAGGAGGTACTGTAGATGTTTGATTTTAAACTTTGGTTAATTAGAAGGAAACAGAAAAGAATAAAACAATACAATATATTTATATTAAAAGTAAAGGGATGGCTTAAACAAGAAAAGAAGGAGTTAAAGAGATTGATAAAAGAGTATGATAATAGTAATTGATAATAGGGAACAATTACCTTTAGATTTTAGACGTTCAAAAGTGGTGGAAGATGTTCGGTACGTTACGCTAAAAACAGGTGATTATTCAATCTTAGGATATGAGGACAAAATTGCGTTTGAAAGAAAGAATCCAAACGACCTGTTTTCATCATTAGGAGTAGGACACAAAAGGTTTAAGAAAGAGTTAGAGAGAGCTCTGGAGATGGATTACTTTGCTATCATTGTAGAGCGAAGTTATACAGAGATACTTAACAAGGACTTTGAAGGATCACACTTTACAAAGATGCGTGGTGATGTGGTAATCAAAATCCTTAACACTCTTAAATTTAAGTATGGGATTGATGTCATCTTTTGTAACGGCAGAAAAGAAGCAGCTTCCAGGATACGAGGAATGTTGGCTGCATATGTTAAACATAACAACAATATTGAGAAAGAGAAACGGCTGGGTTCCAGTTAAACTCATTGCGAGAGAATTGGGAGTTAACCGAACCAACGTAAACCGTAGAATCAACCAGATGCACAAGTACGGTTTAATATACATAATCATAGATGGGAAAACTCATCTTGTGAAATTAAAAAACGGAGGTCCAGAAGATGGAACTAAAAAAAGATGAAATAGACATTAGGGTTGAGGGCGATAAAATTATCGTTGCTCGGAGTATTGAAGAAGAATTTGACGCAGAAGAGTATTTGAGAAGACTGCTTCAAATGGGACAGCAGGAAGAACAGCAAAGTAAACAGCTTGAAAGTATTAAAGAAATGAAAGAAAAGTTTAGTGGAGCTAAAGAACAAGCTGAGAAAATCCGTGCTGCTGAAGAAGAAAAAGCTAAAGAAGAGATTAAAGAAGAAATAGCTAAAGAAGAGGGTGCAAAAGTTGAATCTGCAAATAACTAGAGTTGGAGATGCGATAGCTGTTTACAAGGATTACAAGGACATTGATGGGCGTGGAGAGTTAGCCCACGTCATCACTGAACTTGAATGCCTTAAACAAGAATTGTTGTTATTTTGGTTACAATTTGGGGATGAACCAATTGAAGATGGCAGATAGTCCTGTCTGTAAAGGGTGCGACAAATGGGATGCTTTTGGTAAAGAATGTCATTTTTACTGGGAAGACAAAACCATCTGCACCAAATACGGACCACTTGAAGAATATAGGGACATTAATGCTCAATCAGAGGGGGGAAGTTTTAGTTCACCTCTTTTTCTTCCCTTTCTCTGATTTTATTCTGTCTATTGGCTCTCTCATTAACCTTCTTGCCCACTCTGTGAGATATTTATCAATCTCTTCCTCATTAGAGGGGCTCATATTAAACAATTCCTCAAGAACTTTGAGATTTTCATCTGTTAGTTTCTTTTCATCATCTTTCCATGTCCACTTGATTGATTTTGTGTAGTTCAGGAAAGATTCTTTGATTATCACAGACCTGAATAACATATATTTGTGTTTTGTTTCTACTCTTAAATTACCATGTTTTACAAATCTTCCCACGTGGTCATGGATTAAATCTGAAACGAGCCACCTTTGTTTGGTCCCTCTTGGTTTAAACCGATTAACTATTTGGTCAAATTCCTTCACTTTTTTAATTTTGATTGTTTTTATCACTTCAGAAAATTTAGGGTGTGGTTCCCAAGAAAGGACGAAAAGCAATTCTTTCTCTGTTCTGAAATTTGGTATTGGTACTAAGTCATTCATCATTCCCACCTCCTTTTCACCAACTTAACCTTGTCTTTCTGTCCTAACTCTGCTAAGATTAAGTTAGTTAAGTCCCTGTGTAAATCTTTAGTGTTCTCAAACATATACCTCTTTGGATATATCTCTGCCAGAGACTTCTCAGTACACCCAGGAATTCCTATCCCAAGCACACCAATCCCAAAGTGTTCTGCCAACTGCACAGATTTCTTAGTGTCATCTATTCCGTCACAATAAGCTGGTTGCCCATCACTTATCACTACTAACACTTTCCTCATGTTCTTGAACTTAGTCAGTCTTTTACTTGCACTCCTTATGTTGAACCCATCGCAATTTCCACCATCAGCGTGTAGCAGGTCAAGCTTCCGTATGTTTAACTTCTTCTCACTGAACTTCTTGACTTGTATGTCAATTGGGCCACCGTGTTCACTGAACCCTGTCAGCGCATACTTCACGTTTGGTAATCCGTCAAGTGCATATGCCAGTGTTGCCAACGCTTGTTTAGCTCTTGCCATCTTCTGTGTTCCCATAGAACCTGAACAATCGCACAGTACTTCCACTGCCCATTGCCCTCCCCGGGTGAAATCGTTTGTTCTCTCAAACACATTCTCTTTGTAAATCTGTCCCATTTGTCCTACTTGTCTGCGAACTTCGGCCATATCAAGCCTACCACTTCTGTGCCTCTTCTCAAAATCCTCTTGCAACTTAATCTTTCTTCTCAACGCTCTGTTAATTTTCTTACCATTCTCGTATGCTTCGGACTTGTCAGGTATGGGTGGTACACTTCCACATTCATTATCATAAGGGTCAACCTGTTCAACTCCCTTATCATCTATGCTTCCGTTACTGCAACCCCAACCACCTTCTGAACCATCCTTAACACTCCCTTCAGTTTTCTTTAACATCTCTTTCAGTTCTTCAAGGGAATATTCGTTGTAGTTTTTGTCACCACCAGCAGCTTCTCGGACCATCCTTCTGTCAACTTCATCCTTAAACCACTCAGGTTTCTTGTTTGCTTCTTCAATCTCTTGCTTTTTAGCGTCAACTTCCTCTTTACCAGCACGGTTTTTAATCAAATCACCTAGTTCTTTCTGTAATTTGCACACCTTGCCGTTACCATTCTTTCCCATTTCTTCCTCAACTTCTTTTTTGAGGGAAGACCACTGGGAGTTCACCCAATCGGTGAACTCCATAAGTTTTTTACCAGTGGCCCTATATATGTCCTGTTTGTGGAACTGCTGCGAGACAGACTCCACAAATTCTACGAGGTTAGGACTGTAATTTGGGGGAAATTCAGGCTTGAGGTTTGACAACTTATCACATCTCATCAGTACCTGCATGAAAGGGTTATCGGATTTAAGCACTTCTGGTCTTTTCTTAACCAACGTGTGAGTTTTGTTACTTAACGGCTCTTTTAAGTGTGGCCACAACTCCGTAACTTTATACTCATTGTTACAATCTGCCAACACGTTGAACCATTCCGCTTGATCCTTAGTTTTCGCATCGTAATCTGGACAGAACAAAACGTGTGATGATTCGTGCACACAAATTCCTCTACCTAACGTGAAATCTTCTTCATCGTTCTCAGCAAAAGAAATTGTTAAAGGCATTCGAATCGTTCTTGCCTGTGGATCCCAGTGCGGACTAACTTGCGGGTTAATCTCAACATTAATGTCGCTTAAACCAGACATTGCACCAACTACCCTTTTATAGATACCGTTGAGTGTTTTCTGGTTGTACTTTGCCATTGTTACCTCCTATTTGTTAATCAAGTTGCATCTTTTCTTGATAAATTCGTACATTTCTTTTGTTAAATGTTTTTTAATCTCGAACCAATCATCAAGTGCTCTGTGTAATTCTACGCTGAACTTAGTCATTTCCAACCCTCTTCTACTTCAAAGCTTTCATCTGGGTCTCTTTCATCACAAAACAAGTCAAGACACAACCCAGGATACTTTTTCAGTACATCTTTGTTGGCTTCCGCCCAAGCTTTCACACTAAAACCATATGAGGCATTAAAGTAAATCTCTGTCCATTCGTCCCATTCGGCACCACTGTCATCAATTCCACTTAACAACTCCCATAAAGGTTTTGTATCTACTCCTTCTGGAATATCACCTGCGTGAATTACCATTCTCCATCCACATCCCATTTTAATACCCCCGTGTTCCACATTCGGAACAAATTTCATCATACTCTTTAATCATTGCTTTACATTCTGGATTTGCACATTTCATTTTATTTTACCTCCCTACTTAAACGGCTCAAGACTTATGTCTCCGCCTTTCAACTTGTTTTGATGAATTTCTTCTAATTCAAGAAACTCAGCAATCTTTCGGTGTGCATTGCGTGGACTCATATCTTTCTTAAGAGCTATCTCTTTAGCTAGTTGCTTTCGTGGTATTCTACCTTTAAGACCAACCAACTCTTCAATGATTTCTCTCATCCAGCTTTGTTTCTTTTTACCAAACAATGCTCTGACTTGTGCTTCCCAAATAGAATTTCCATCTCCGAAAGATTTCTTGAAACTTCTGTAAATGTTGAACGCTATGAACAGCTTACGCAAACTTACTTCCATTGAGCTGTCGGTGTAATCTTCAATTTCTCGCACAACAATTAACTTCTCATGTTCCATCAAACCGCCACCTTCATTCTCAGCAATTTTGTAGAACGCTTCAAGAACTTCTTTTCTACTATACTTCAATTCTACCATTGGTGCCCTGTCCATAACTGCCTTAACGTTAGGATTGTTCCTGTCCATCGCATTGAACGCAAAGATTATCCTACCTGTGAAGACAAAATTGTTTGGAACTCCAGGACTTAACACTCCGCCTTTACTCCGATAATGTAGAACTCTATCTTTCCCGCTCAAGTTCAGAGCTTGTTTGAGCATCTCCATTATCTCTGTTTTGTTAATCACTTGACTGACATCATCAAAAAAGATTAAAGCATCTGAATTTTCAAACAGATACTCATAAATCTCAGCCAAAGTGATGTGTCCACCGTAAGTATTGTACTCAACACCCATATCATCCAGCACATGTTGGACTAAGTGCGTCTTTCCCATACCCGGCGGCCCAATCAAAGTGCAACCAAGCATATCATTCATTCCCACCATACGAACGTAGTGTTCTGCCCGTTCAACGTATGGGTTGTTAAACTTGATATGCACTGTTTTCGTTTCTGCCATTTCATTCCTCCGTTGCTTTTTTGTAAACTCCTACATCATTTAAGTGGATACAATCCTCACACATTAAACATTTGCCTTGAAAAAGTCCGTCAATGAAACGGAAATCTTTATACAAGGTCTTAACTGATTTATTGCAACAATCACATTCCATTTTATTCCTCGAATACACACCCGCAAGGACAAACAACTTTATCGTTCATATAACGAAAGTCATCCCTGTCAGGCATTCCGTCATTGTCATCCTCAACTCCTTTGTTAAATCCACAGTCTGGACAACACATAACTTTAACATATTTTGCTTTAGCTTTCATTTTAACCTCCGTTTGGCAAGTTCACAAAGAAGTCACCTTCAAGAATCTCGTTAAGTTCATCTTCATCTTTCGCAATCAATCCTGCAAAAGTAAAGCGTCCCGCTACTTTAAGACCCAAGTCCTTAGACATTTCACACCAATATTCCAACATACGGATAGAAATCACTGGCTGCTCTGGATCCTTACTTGCCATATACTTAGTCCAAGTATCAACAATTGCCGTTGTCATCTCCATTGGCACTTTTGTCTTACGTGTCAATAACGTTGCTAACTCCTCGCCTTGAATGTAGGGAAAATGTATTTTTACATACCTATTCTGGAAAGCCATATTCATAGCGTTAATCCCAGAATATTCATCTCCCTCGTTACAGGACATTACTAACACTGCGTTCTTGTTAACTTTTAGCACTTCGTCAGTGTAAGGTAACTTCAACTCGCCCTTTAAATCCATTATTGGATGTAGTGCTAACAAAGTTTCAGGCTTCGCTGCGTTAACTTCATCCAATTGTAGAACACTCATTCCTTTCTGAGCATTCCTTAACCATTTCGCTAAAATCATATCTTTTTCTTCAAAAGACCCATTCTTACCAAGTATTCTCTCTTGCGTTAAGTCGTGGATAGTGATTGAGCCGTTTAAAGATGAGTAGTCAAAACTACCACCTAAAAACTCGCTCAATAAACTAAAAAATTGTGTCTTACCACTACCCGTTGGACCAACTGCCAAAAGAGGATAACCATTCTTGATAGAAACCAAGATGGCTTTCAACTTGTCATCCTCAATAAGAAAATCTTTTGATTCAAAGAACTTTTTAGCTTCTTCAAATCGTTCTATCATCTTAATTCCTCCCGTATGCGTGTTTCATTAACGCAACGAACTCGTCAAGTAATCCTTTCTCAAACAGAAAGTCAAGAACTTCGACTGCTATTTGTTTGTCAGAAAACTCAAGTAATGTTCTCTCCATTTCTTGTAGTTCCATTCAAACCACCACCTTCATGTAAACTGGTTGTCGATACTTTCCAGCTTTCGTTTTGCCTAAGTGCCTAATTGTTATGTTGGCTTCACCACCCAAGTCAATTAACTTCTTAACTTCGTGTTGATGTTTTCCACCAACTAAACAACGGATTCCATCATCATTCTCAACAGTTATACCTTGTGGGTTTTGTTCATACTTCGTAAAGACTAAGTCCGTTTCCTTAACATTCTTAACTTTACGCCAGTTTGATGTTCGATAACCCTCACGATACAAACTACTCAGCTGTTTGAGAATTAAGCCCTCAGCACCTGTTCGTTCAACTTCATTCCAAGCGGCTTTAATGTCAGTGAATTGGTCAGCAACCTTAATGTTTGGGTGCGTTAAATTCAAAGACAATAAAATCTCCCGCCTTTCACTATATGGTAAACTCCTCAAATCTTTCCCGTCTAACTCCAATACGTCAAAAACGACATATGTGACAGGATACTTAGCCATAGCTGCGTTAACCGTTGATTCGCTTTTACAATGTGAGCGGAAAGCAATTCCCTCATTGAACTGAGAGATGCCATCCCTAAACACGCACATTTCGCCGTCTAAGAAGACTTGTTGAGAGTGGGCAAATGTGTGCATTTCAGGATAAGTGCTCGTCACGTCCCTGTAACGCCTGTTTGAGAGCCTTACGTTCCCATTCTCACACATTAACCTCACTCTGTCCCCGTCCTCTTTAGTTTCAGCGACCCAATCGGATCCAACTACGCTTAAGAATTGAACAAGTTCACCTTTGTCCACCTTATTACATAGCATTACCATTTTAGCCTCCTAACAAATCTGAAATCCTTCTGATTCTTCACAGAACTTCGCAAAATTCTCTACGTTTTCCCAATCAAAAGGGTGAGAACATTCACCTTTGTAAATGTATTTCTCCTCAGATTCCTTTATCCATTTTTGATACAACTCTTTTTTCCTTAAAGCCAACCTTAAAAACTTAGCAATCTTTAATGCTGATGCCTTTGATACTTTCTGACCATCATTAGAGTGCCAATATTTTGTTTGGGTTGGTGGTAGTTTCACATGATCAAGACAAAAGTCGGCTAATCTTCTCCACCACCAACAATTGTTCCTGAAATACTCACCACCTTCAAGTCCATTTCCGTACAAATCAAATCCCATTTTACTCACTCATCCTGTTAAGGTGTTCTTCAGGCAAACCAACAAACTCTTCAAAAGTCCATTGTTCTATCCCAAGTTTAACAGTCCGCCCAGTAATATCCACTTCAAAATTATTATATTCTGAATCCATATTACTGAACCAAAGACCTGAGCCTGTTTCTGAATTTAGGTTTGGCTCACTAAGTTTAGAAACAATAATCCTTAAACAATAAGAATCATCGCCCCATCTACCTTTTGCCGAACTTATTGCGTGTTTTAACAAATGAGGCAAACTACTTCCGCCCCAGTGTGTATAAAACCACAATTTGTTGTTAAAAATTACTTGTCTTCTGTCTCCCATTTTATTTATACCTCCAAATCATCTAAACTAATTCCAACTTCTTTAGTTTCCTCAATCTCGTTCAATTCTTCATCTTCTGGTAAATCCATTTCTTTTAGGTTTCCCCTAAAGCATCGCATTAAAACTTTGTGCAACTGCTCATCATAATAGACCACTGCTCGATGAACCTTAAATCCTCGATTGATGAACTTAAAAGAAAGTGCTTTGCCCTTTAACTGAACCATTCGTTCTTTAAACTGCTTGTTTACCAACAAATATGTCAATTCATTAGAAACAAAGTGGTTTATGTCACTTATGTCAATTGTGTCATAAGACTTAACAATCTTAGTTTTACTAAATCCTTTGGCTAACACTGGTCTGCCTTTAATCAATTTGTATTGATCTCCAACATAGTCCGTTCCGTCTTCATAAACCCATTTGAATTCGCTCCCTTGAATTTTGATTTTATCAACACGTTTTCCAGAGTGGTCAGTGCTGATAACTTTCTTACCATCTTTGTCAAAAGCAACTTCTTTGGCCTTAATCGGAACTTCCTTTATCTGTAATCCGTCAATTTCTAACATTTTATAATCTCCTCCCCTTTCGGCGTAGCTCTCGCTAGGAATTTAACCTGTTGAGAACAAAAAAGAAAAGAAAGCTCAATACTCTGAGCTTAACATTAAAACGTTGTGTCTAAAGAATAGTTTAATATTCTGTTTCGCATCAGTATATTCATACTTCTGAACATGTAGAATTTTATTGTTGCCATCAGTATAAATTGCTTCTGCTGAAGAGTCAGCGTTTACCTTTAAATCAATACTAACAAACTCCTCGTGTCTAAAACTAACTTTCAAAACACTACAAACATCAGTTACAAACCAAGAGTATCCATTTTCGGTTAAATAAAATACCCCATCAGTGTATTTAACACTACACCAACCCTCATAGTATTGTGTTGTTCCAATAAAACTGGATAAATCCAGCTTTTTAGCAAATTCTGTCATTTTATCCTCCAACTGCTCTAATAACAGTTACATATAATAATATAATATATAATAATTTATATTTTATATTATTATAAGCATTGATAAGGTTCTGGGTCTGGATAATTTCCATTTAGATCCTCCGCACAGAAATCCCAAAACTCCTGAGCCCTTAATTCGTCAAAGTATTTGTCAAACACTTCGCCTAACTTTAAATTAGTATCACAGAGATTTAAGAAACCAATAAAGTCAATCATGTTTGCCTTTAAGAAATCAGTTTCTAACATTTCCCTGTGACCTTCAATATAGTCCTCTATTTGTCGTTTTGCACTTCCCATTTTACCTCCTTGCTTCTTTCGTAATCTCTTTCCCGACCTGCCTCTAAAGCAATTTCTTCTGCTTGGTCTTCGCTTAACTTAGGTTTGCCGTCTTCAATTACTTCTTCATCATCAGTGTATTGTTGGAACAATCCAACCAACCAAACACATTCACAATCACAACAAACATAACGGACATCACAAGAGCCGTCTAAATCGTAATTGCTACAATCGTCCTCATCAAAATTGTTTGATTCACATTGAGGACACTTTAATTCATCAAAACTTCTTGGCATTTTAGTCCTCCAATTTTATTAATTTATAGAAATTTGTTTTTATGATTGTTTCCGCTTCATCATACTGCGACATACACCGATAACAACCATAATCTATTTCTTCTTCGTTTAACTCAAACCATTCTTGTTCTGTGTCAAATGTTAATAATCTCCTAACTGCATTAGCTTCATCTGAATCTCTGTCAAAAGAAAAGACCTTAATTTTTTTTCTAAGAACCATTTTCATAGTCCTCAATTCGCTTAAAACTCTTGCCAACTTTTCTTATTGTTACTTCAAAATCCTGTTTACACCATTCACAAACGGCTTTTTTACCTGAACCACTAAACATAAACAATCGGTTCTGCTCGCAAACAGGACACATTTCGATCAATTCACTTTGTGTCATTTTATAAACCCCCTTAAAATACGTTATACTCAGCACAGCACGAACAAATTAATTGCCCGTTAATATGCTTTGCGTTTTGCCTTAAAACTTCCTCTTGACAACCATCGCAAACAACAATCCGACTAAAAGACTTTCCAATCGGCTTTAACTCTGTCTTATCTGTCTCACTTGTCATAAAGTTATAACAATTGAAACGATACCTTAAACTTTCAGAATTTACCATTTAAATCACCTCTAACAATTCGTTAATCTTACCACAATATTCTTGGTTACACAATTCAATAAACCAACGATCAAAATCGTTTTTTTCCATTTAGATAACCTCCCTTAAAAAGTCCTCAAATAGAGGATTTAAGAATTAATTAATCTAATGATTTGTATTCAATCTCTAAAAGATCGAAAGGTTCTCCTTCAACACCATTAAATAAAGTTCTTCCATCACAATAGCAATTACCATCAATAAACTCACAAATATAATCCTCTTGCCTTTGTCCTTTTCGTTGTGGCTTAACTGCGTGAATATCTAAACTCCAAGTGGTGTCATTAAACCATCTGGACATAACTACTGCCCCTTTTTTGCCTTTAACAATAAGGAAAATCCTATTGTCTTTGATTAAACAATCTCGTTCAATTTTCACTTTAATCACCTCCATTTAATTCGTTTTCTTTCTCAAAATCGGTTAATTCTTCATATTTAACCAATAAGTTAGAAATTCGTTTATATTCGTTCATTTTCGCTTTAACCCCGTAGTTTTGCCTTTAAAGGAAATTAACCTTTAAATTTCTTAGAATTATCAATAAGAAATAAAGACAATAAAAAAAATTAGAATATAGCACTATCTTTTAGTTACTCACTACCTTTCGGTTTTTCAACCTATTCGAATAGTGTATTTATTAATAGATTTTCTATTATTTTATAATCTTGCTTTTTTATGAATATATCGTTTAAGAATTGAACAGCATAAACTTGATTTTCTATATGAATTTTAAACCACCCATCTTTTTGTCTTTTGTTGTGTTTTTTGCTTTTAAAGTTAGTTTGATTAAAAGTAGATAATAGCTTTTTCTCTTTTGGTAATTGTGGAATAGTCCCATATTTAAGGTATTTCTGTTTTTGATTTTTGCTTAATTGTAACCTTAGTTTAATTTTGAAATTCTTAAATCTATAAACTAATTCTTGAAAATAAAAAGTAGTAAGTAGAGAATACTCTACTTTTCGTATTTCTCTACTTACCAAAACAAAAACCATTTTGACTTATTCCTCTTGCTCTTCTTCTTTAATCTGTTCTGTTGCTTTTTCTAACATATTAAAGATTTTGTTCTTGCTGTCCTCTGTGATAGTCGCTAAGCCTAAGGTTAAGGCCTCTACTTCTCCACTATCTTTTGAAGAAACAGCATTTACTATAAAGTCCTCGCTGTATCCGACTTCTTGGTGTAGTCGGTTAATTTCTTTTCCTCTATTAGAAGTTAAAAACTTCCCATAACGACTTAAAGCCTTAGCCTTTAAGAAGTTCTTTCCCATTTCGTTTATATTTTCCATTTTCGCATTTACCCCGTAGTTTGTCATATTCGGCATATTCGCCTTTAAAGATAGCTACGCTTAGCATAGCTACCATAATGACCATTATCCTATTAACTACCTATTAGTGATTAATCTATTACCACTACTCCAATATATAGCTTATAGTATATATGTTCTGTTATATGTTTTGTTGTTATCATATTAAGTAAGAAGTAGTATTTTTATATAAATGATATGAAACCATAATCAAGAACATAGTTCCATAAATCTTATAAGCATAGTCATTAAGTAGTAGTGATAGAGTAGTGCATATTATATGCAGTAGTGTATTATTTTTACAGTAGTGCAAAAATATATCACAACCATAATTCACTACTTTCGAGTAACAAAATAAGAAAATCATAATATACGGAC